GCAATTCATCAAGATCTCATGCTCACAAAATCCAGGCAGCAGTTGCTATGGAGCAGAGAGCAAGAGAAATGGGCAAGACTTCAGAAGCAGCAGTTTATAGAAAGTATATAAACTCTATGAAGAAGAAGACCCAGAGTATGAAAGAAGGTTGGTCTGATAAGTATAAAAAGTCCATTGATTGTAATAATCCAAAGGGATTCTCACAAAGAGCACACTGTCAAGGTAAAAAGAAATCTCTTAAAGAATTTATGAATTGGTAAGTGAAGATAAATAAAAAAAACTAAAATTCTATGAAAACTATTATAAAAAGTAGTAATAAAGTTTCTTTATATGTTTTTAATGATGCTGAAACAGTTGATATTCAATCTGATAAAATTATAATTGGCAATCCAGAAAAATATATTATTGGTGATTATAATTCTAGTAATGTATCATTAGTAGAGGGTGTAGCAGAACTTTCTGGATGGATTGGTCATAAGTTTCTATATGATGGTGAGTGGAAATCTAATCCAGACTATGTTGAACCACCATCACCACCAGAGATAGATTCTTGAGTCCTATGAATGTAGGTAATGGTGGATACACTCAGGCAGCAAATGATGCTGGACCAAATGCTGGTTTTGATAAGAAACTCTTTAAGGGTGATGATGATCTTCTCTCTCAGGATTATCAAACACCTGCAGAGTCTGGTCTTAACAAATATAGATTTTCAAATATATACCCAGTCTTAAAATTATCATTAAGTAATAGTCAGGGTGATGGTCCATCAATTGATGATATGGTAGATGCATCTAAGATGTTTGTGAATAAAATGGATGAATCCAGTAAGAAAAAATTCAAAGATTTTATGTTAGAGACAGAATTAAGAAGGTAGCGCATATATAGAGCAGATGCACATATAGTGATGCTTTCATTTTTACTTCCACTCGCTACAAAAATTATTAAAGACGCAGTTTCTAAGATTCCAGAGAATGAGGAACTTGGTGAGAAAATGGTTGAGATTTGTCTTGTTATTCTTGCTAAAGCAGTTAAGTTAACTAAGACTGATATGGATGATCAGTTGCTTGAGGTTGTTACCAAAGCAATTAAAGCAAGAGATGAAGAGGGTTGATATTTTTATAAATATCTTATAGCAAAAGAATTCCTAGGAAACAAGACATGGCACTTTGGGGAAATAATGACAACAAGGGTTCATTGGGAACTGTCTCCCTTAACTATGGTAACAAAACTGTCACTGGTACTGGAACTACCTTTGGTCAGACTGGTGCTGCACAAGTTGGTGATGTAATTAGATTTGGTGCTGCATTTGGTGGCACTACTGGTTATGCTGGTGATGCTGTCATCACCTCAATTGCCAGCACCATTTCTTTAAGAATTGATTCTACTGCTGGATTAAGTGGTGGTGAGATTACTGATTTTAATTATCAAATCAGTGAGTGTCCAAAGAGTTCTATTAAGGATGCTGCTCAAAATCAATCATCTAATGCAGTATTGGCTTTAGATGCTAAACTTGTTACAACAGCAGCTTCAAGATCTGGTATTGGTGTCACACTTCTTACTGTCACTGGCAATGCCTCTGGTAATAATATTGTTGCTGGTGACAGAGTGGTCTATGGTGTTCCTCACAGACTTCAAGTTTCAACAGTTAACTCACTGATTGGACTTTCAACTGTTGTATTGAATAATGCTATTCCTACAACAACTCTTCAATACCATACTCCTAACAATGCAGCAACTGCAGGTATTGGAACTACATTACTTAAAATAACTGAAAGAGCATATGGTGATGATGCTGATACTGATTCAGTAACTCTTGTTGCAGTTGGTGATAGTCTTGGTGTTGGTGCATATACTGGTACTATTACAGCTATTGCTGAAAACTTCCCTGGACAAAGAGAAGTAACTCTTAACACTGGTTTAACAGCAGCAGTGCCTGCTGGTGCAGTTATTGATGTAACCAGAGCAATTGCAGGAGGAGAACCAGTTGAATTTATTGGTGTTGAATCACTTAGTGGTAAAGAAAGTCAGGTAGTTGGTCTTTCTGCTGCTGATCTAGATGCTGCTAGTGGCAGTGATGCTAGATTATCATATCATGTAGCATCTGCTGGTTGGGTTGGTATTATGACTTACACAGATGCAAATGGTAATGCTAGAGTTAAGAGTGAAGTTCTAGTAGCAATGTCTGGTATTACAACTGGCAACACAGCATATCCCCCTGTATGATAAATGAGATTTACTGAGTTGAATGAGAAAAACTTTCTCATCTTTGCAATTAAACATTATGAAAATCCCCATGCTGTTACACGTGAGGACTTTGATAAAGACCTTAATCATTTTAAGTATATCAAAAGATTACTTAAGAGATATCGTAACAATGGGGATTTAAGATCTCATCTCTTGATCAATCATTTTATCATTTTATATAATCTTTTTGGTGAAGCTGCAACACCAATGTTGTTCTATAAGATTGATAGAGACTATTGGGATGTAGTTAAAACTTTTATAATGTTTTTAAATAGATTGCCTGACCATCCAAAAACACATATTCATGACATCATGATTGATGAGAATTGTTTACAAGAACTCAAGAGGATAACAGATGGAAAAGGATAAGATTGATAGATTCATTGATGCATTTCGTTCAGCAATGTATCAGGAGTTCAGTGTAAGTGAAGAGGGCATGGTCGCTAATGCACCAGGTCAGTCTGGTGGTTTTTCAAATTCTTCTCCTGCCAAGGGACCTACTGCTGGTTATGATAAACCAATGAAGATTGATGGCAGAAGAAAATATGTTAAAAAGTATATCAATGATTTGATGTCAAAGAGAAAGAAAAGAGAAGATAAAAAAGCAATGAAGAAGGTTATGGATTTTAATCCTTACTTCGGAAATGGAAGAAAATCAGGTTAAGTTGGCAGTTTTAGAGCAAAAGATTGAGGACTTGAAACCAATTGTCCTCAGAATTGATGCCGCAATTGAAAAACTTTCTGAGGTAAATACTACAGTTAGCAGAATGCTTGCTGTACATGAAGAACGAATTACTAAACAAGAAGAGGTTGACTCTATACTCTTTGCAAAGATTGACAAACTCCGTGATAAAATGGACTCAGATCATGACCGTGTGTTGTCAAGATTACGTGGACTAGAGAAGAGAGTATGGATGGCAGTTGGTGGTCTTGCTGTGATGACTTTCATCTTTAACAATAATGGAATTGTAAGTAAGATATTGACACCAGCACCAGAACCACTTACAATGCAGAGAGGTGTTGATAGTTAATTGAATGGACTTCATTGATATTAAATATATCAATCTTATATCATCTAGATTCCCAAAGTTTAAAAAGGTAAAACCACATCTTTATAATTTTAGGTGTCCTATATGTGGTGACTCACAGAAAAATAAGAATAAGGCACGTGGTTATCTTTATAGGATAAAGAATAACACAAACTTTAAGTGTCATAATTGTGGTGTCAACATGTCATTTAATAACTTTTTAAAACAGATTGACCCTCAAAATCACAAGCACTATGTCTTTGAGAAATATAAGGATGGACATGCTGGAAAGAACTTTCAGACAGAGGAACCTGAGGATATATTTAAAAAACTATCAACAAAACCTGTATTTAAGAAAGCAGTGATTGACTTACCCTCAGCATATTCTGTAGATGTATCAAAGAGATACCTTGAATCAAGAGCAATCTTTGAGGGTAAGTTTTATTATGCTGAAAACTTTCAAGAGTTTGTTAACACAATTAAACCTCATTCATTTGAAGATACTACATATGGTGAGGAGAGGATTGTTATTCCTCTTGTTAGGGATGGAAAACTTATTGGGGTTCAAGGAAGAGCACTCTCTTCAAACCCTATTAAATACTTAACCATCATGTTAGATGAAGATGCCCCAAAAATTTATGGACTTGACACAATTGACACGAAAAACACAGTTTATATCACAGAAGGACCATTTGACTCAACATTCTTGGCAAATTCAATTGCTATGTGTGGAGCTGATCTTGTTCAGCGTGATTGGGGTATTGGCGATTGCTGCTGGGTATTTGATAACGAACCCCGTAATAGAGAAATTACAAGGAGAATCAGTGGTGCCATTGACAGAGGTGAAAAGGTAGTTATCTGGCCAAGTAATATTATAGAGAAGGACATTAATGATATGGTCCTTGCTGGACATAAAGTTCAGAATCTAGTACAATCAAACACATATAGTGGTTTACAAGCAAAACTTAAATTCAACACCTGGAAAAAGATATGAGTAATGGCACTAAAGTAAAAAAGAGGGATGGAAGAATTGAACCTCTTGATCTGGATAAGATGCACTTGATGGTTGAAGAGGCAACCACAGGTCTTGCAGGTGTCTCTGCTAGTCAAGTTGAGATGACTTCTGGTATTCAATTTTATGATGGAATTACCACAGCAGAAATTCAAGAAATCCTCATTAAGAGTGCTTCTGACCTAATTGATCTAGACCATCCTAACTATCAGTTTGTTGCTGCTAGACTGCTTCTCTTTGCCATCAGAAAGCAGATGTATGGTAGAATGAGAACTCTACCCTCTTTGATTGATCATATCACTGAGAGAGCATATCAAGATGTATATGATAAAGATATCTTTCTTAAGTATTCCACTGAAGAGATTCAAAAAGCAGAAACTTTTATTGACCATGATAGAGACTTCTTGTTCACATATGCTGGTCTAAGGCAAGTAGTTGATAAATATCTTGTCCAGGATAGGAGTAATGGCAAGGTGTATGAAACACCTCAGTTCATGTACATAATGATTGCTCTGACAATTTTCAGAGAC